GGCCTGTCTTATACGGCACATGAAAATCCGGAGTGGTTTACCCGGGCCATGTTTGGCGGCCGTTTGGTACAAGGCGGTTACATCCGCGTACTCACCGGCATAAAAGGGGATGAACTTTTAAGCCAGATTGATTTGCAAAACAAAATACTGCAGATCGACGGACGGGACTGTGCCTGGACACCAAACCAAATTATTAAGCTGTCTGAAAAACGCGCCAGCGTTCAGACTTACAAAATTAATTTGGAACAGTGTATTGACGAACTGGAACAAAAGCGCACGCTTTACCAGCTTTCCCCCGGCGCGGTCAATGAAAGCCTTCCGGATGAACTCGAAGCCGCTACCCTGGCTCTTATCGCCATCGGCCTTTCCAACGAGATTGAAGAAATGATTATAGGCGGAGACAGTTCCAAAGACCCCAACCAGTTTAACGGCTTCGTAAAAACCCTATTAGCCAGCACCGAAGCCATCAAAGTAAAAGGAACAACTCTTACCAAATCTAATGTTTTAGATGAGGTGGAGAAAGTGTATAACGCCATCCCGGAAGATGTTTTACAGGCCGAAGATGCGGGCACCCTGTACATGCTAATCAGCTATAAGACGCGCCGTCTCATCAGAAGCGCATTAGCCGTGGCCACCAATCAGGTGCTTTACCCGCTATTTACCCTGGACGATAGCGATAAGCGTAATCCGAAAATCTTTTACAACGGTGTAGAGTTGGTGCCCGTTAAAGGCATCAACAATAATACGCTTATCGCCTATGATGCTACTAATGCTTTCTTGCTTACCGATTTGCTAAGCGACCTGGAAGATATCGAATTAGGTCAGTTCCCGGCCCCTCATAATGACAAAGTATTTATCAAAGGACGTTTGCGTTTAGGTTTCGTCGTACCTTTTGAAGACGAAGCCGTAATATACGATTCTACCATTTCTGTCGATAGCGGGGGCTACGACCCTGATCAGGGGTTAAAGGTAATACCCAACAGTTTGGTATTTGATGCCGCCGGTGAGGCCAAGACATTTAAAATCACGGTAGGGGAAGATGTAGAACCTACGCTTAATATTGCGGGTGCTACCGGCTTCTCGGTATCCGCTTTAGGCGACCCCGTAACCTCCGGGGGTAAAGACACTTATACCGTAACTGTGACAGCAGCCGCAAGCGGAGGTAACCTTACGCCACGTACCGGTCAGGTAGTAGTGGGTATTGACGACAGCGACCGCAGTGCTACTGTAACGCTTAATCAACGTAACGAAGACGTACCGGAAGTAACTCAATAATTAAAAATGGGGGCGGTAGATACGCCGTCTTTCCTATTTTCTAACAACTAAAATCTTTTAAAATGTCAGGTTGTAAATTGACAAAGAGCCTTGATAACAAAGCGTGTGACTATGCCGTAGCCGGCGCACGCGCTTTGTACCTGGCCAATTTCCACGGGGCGGTGGACGGGGAAGAATCCGTAGCTAACGCCATCGCTTACCAAGCCGATTCGGACGGTTATATAGACACTATTAGTCTGCCAACAGGTGAAGTATTTTACCGCGTAGATGGTGCCGACAATACCATTTCTTTCACGGATGCCCTTTTAGCCGGTGCCAACGGGGCTAAATACCGCCAGCACACGGTTAATGCCGTATTAAGCCAATACGACATAGATGTACTGAATGAAGGGGATGCGCTTAGCCTGGGGCGATTTATCGCCGTAGTAATTGATAATGCCGGACGCCCCGTTTTATTAGGCCGTACCGGCGGACTTACAGCACCCGCAGGCGGCTTTGACTACACCAGTGGTGCCGCCGAAGCAGATGCAACGGGTTGGACAATAGTACTACAGGGAAATAGCAAAGAAATTGCCCCCCTTTTGAAAAACGAATCCGTTATTACCCCGATCTATACGGAAGAGGTAGTAGAATAGAATTAACCCGTTAACAAAGCCGGGTATTTTGACAATATCCGGCTTTTTTTATCTTTTAGATATGGCCTCATGCAGAATACAGAATTTAAAACCGCCTTGCGCTTATAATGTGCAGGGCGTACAGATCATAAAACTGTTGGATTTTGATGATTTTAACGGCTTTCAGTTCGACGGAGATGATTTGTACCGTAATTGTTTAGTATCCGCTATCTATAAAGGCGGGGATTACGCAGATTTAGAAGTTACGGAAACTGCAAAATATACAAGCACCTTGCAAAACGGACTTTATTCGCACGTATTGGAAACGTTCATCCCGGCCTTAACCGCGGACACCTTAGCCAATCTGCATTTAGGAACCAAACGCAGGCAATTGGTACTGTTTAAAACTAATGCCGGGAAATATTTCACATTTGGATATGAGGCGGGTGCCGATCTTATATATACCAACCAAACCGCCGAAGCCACGGGAAGCCTGGTTACTATCTCTGCTAATTCTATATACCCGGCCTTCGAAGTAAAGGAATCCGCAATATCCGGCAATAGCTTTAATTACGAATTTATACCAGATTTCACCATTAATACCTATTGTCAAAATGGCTAATACCGGAATAAAACAAGCTACTGTAGCCTATAAAGTATCGCGCCCGGATGGCATCCCTTTAGATACCAACGGGAATCCGGTAAGCCTTTCCGGCAAACGTCAGGCAATCGCACTCTTAGAGAATTTCCCTAACCCTAATCCCGCTTTATATGAGGTGGAAACGTACTTTACGGCCGGCGGCTCTATTGCCGGCAACCCTACTCAAACTTTTGACACCGACACCTGCCCTATAGGAATTACACCGCCATGGGTTTTGGATACAGGACTATGGAACATGTCGGGGTATTGGTTTAACACAGGAATTTGGAACTTTTAAATACAAAACAAAATGGCACTACAAAAAATCACAGAAGGCATGACCGGCCAACAAGCGGCGGATATTGTTTACAATAATGACAGGTCGCTAATACCGTGGTTAGATAGCCGATCTACACCATCTATTTCAGGTAATTTAGTGGTAAATGCCATTAAAAAAATTGATCTAATAGGGTGTGACCCGTCAAAAACATATAGAATAACTACCCTATGCAAAAACCACGCAACTTATAAAAACCGCATAATAATTCAGGAAGATGGGGTAAACCTGGTACTGTCTAATTTAGAATCAATATCAACGGAAGGCATTCAAATAATTAGACTGGCAAAGTCCGGCAAAACAATTCTAATAACGATTGACTATAGCGAACTAACGGACGGATTTATTTTTAATACGTACGAAGTGCCTCTTATTATATCCAAAACGTGCCACTTTAACCCCGAAATAACTAACGCTATTGCAAATAACACTAACGCTATTGCAAATAACACTAACGCTATTGGCAACCTATTGGGTGAGAACACCCAGTCTCCAAACTATTCTTACGGCTACCCTTACATCTATATGTACTTTGAGTACCTACCTGGACACTCAGCGGCTACTGATCTGATTACAACAACTGATGCGCCTACTCTATCGGGCATAACTTCCTTATGCAGCGCCGTAGCAGCCTTCAATACAAAAACTGGTGATTCGTCTTATTTTTTAGGGAAATTTAAAACCGACATCCTTGCTTTACTAAGATCGTATAATAATGAGGACGGAGTACCAATATCGCCCCTTATTATGTCGTGTAAAATACACAACAGTCATCCAACTGAATCCGCGCAGATCCAGTGTGGATTCAGGACCAAAAAAGACGGAAATTGGTACACCCCTATGACATCGCAATTTACGCTGTTACCTGGGGAAACTAAAAGCGTATCAATTAAATGTGAACTTACAGGTGAGCAAGATTGGATAGACACGATAACCTTTAATCTCATAGATTTTTACGGTTATGCCAGGAGCAGTGCTCCAGAAGAAAACCCCGCTTGGATTTATTTTGGAGATATGGATGTGTATTTTAACGACCCCAAAAAAAGAGAAACCCGCCCCATAATACCCGGAAAGTCTATAATAGGGGGGATAGAAGAAGAGCAATTAAGTAATGACCTTAGAAATAGACTACAAGATAACAACGCTCTAATACCAATAAAAAAGTCCATAGTACTTTCAGGTTCATCAATCACCTGGGGCTCCGGACTATTAGATAGTTCATTTGTAGCAATTGTGGACGACTATGTAAAAGAATTCATGTCGAATACTATGTTAGCTGAAAACATGGCGTATTCGGAAACCCCGACAACCTTTACCAATAAAAAACTATATAAAAGCACCGGCAAAAAGTTGACGGGCTTAAATAAAAAAGTCTCATTTTCTATAAAAGGGGACGAATTGGTAATCTGTCAAACTAAATTGCGGTCTCCGGATTACGGTATAATGCGAGTTAAAGCTGATGGTATTTTAATAGGTACTTTCGACAATAAAAACGATACCATAGGCGAGCATTCAGAAACTTTCACTGGTAACGGAACGACCGTAAAATTTCAGTTAGCGCATCCCTGTACCTACGCCCACAATGTAACCGTTAACGGGGCGACCTTAATCGCGGCCATTAATACCGGTGGGTATGGCGGTACTTTTCCGAGCGGTGTAGATGTGTTAGTCATACGAAAATTAAATAGTATCGGCGAACCAATTCACGTCGCTTGGTTTGCCGACCCGCCCGCTAATAACGCGACTATTGTAATAGGATATAAGTACGGAAGAATAATTGCCCACGAACGATCGTTATTAGGCCAGACCGATGTAGATACAATAAACGAAAGTACATACGGAGATGGAAACACCTCCTTTGACCCGGATAACCCCTCGTCAATGTCCAGCGGAATGGAATTTAGGGCGGTGGACATAAATGCGATGTTTATTCATAAATTTACAAGTGTCGCAAAAAGGAAAATCGAAATTGAGATTATTGGAGGAAACAATCCGTATTTTATCATAAACTACGCATCCAACCGGTATCATGACCTTATGAATGCCGGCATAGGCGGTTGGACGGTCGCCCGTTTAACGGACGGCGATAAAGTAAATGATTTGTCAGATTTTTATAAGTATTCGATGCCGGATATTATAGTACAGGAATCTGCAACCAATGACGATTGGAGTTACAGTAGCCGAAAGTTAACAAGAGTGGTTACCGGTATTACCGAGGCCGATGTTAAAAAACTATGCACTTTAGAGCTAAAGAAAATCGAATTTATTAGCGCTGATAATTTTACTGTTACATTCACCACCGGCCTAATAGCGGCCATTTCAAAATTTGGGCTAACTTGTCCGCAAATAATAGGTTCAACGGTAGCCATCGGGGACATTGTGCGAATCGGGAACTATTACGGGGATACTAAACAGGTCGTGTGCCGTGAGATATCGGCGGTGGATTCGATTATAGGCTCTATTTCATGGCTAACTCCGTTAAATACCGAGGATATGATAAATGTTGACGGTTTAACCGATTTAATTGGTAAAGAAATAAGTATCCGTAGCCTAACCGGATACCAATCCGCTTATGAAGATTTCATAGAAAAGATACAAAAAATATCCCCGCACACAAAAATATTGGTTGCCCAACCCGGGTTATCCAATTACTTTAGACGCCAGTTATGGGGGTACGAGATAACCCACAGGCGATTAGCAGCAAAGTATTCTAATGTTGAAACCATCGAAATAACGGATTGGCTACGCGATTTTCAAAACCATTGTATTACGGGGGCTAATTATACTGAAATTACTGCAAACGGTTCCGACTTTTACGACCTACCCTGGACGGGCCATTGGCAGGGATTTAAGGTGCTTGTTGATGGCATTAACGTGTATGGAAAAGATTGTTATATCCATAGCGGGGATTTATATACGGTAAATCCCGGAAACGGCGGCGCAGATTTAAATTTAAACGGGGGTTATGTTCGTCCGGTAGTAACTACAAAAAATATGCGATTGATTTTCACTAAAAATAAACCCTTAAACGGGATAATTCGGATAGAACGCGCTAACGCGGTTTGGTCTACAGACTTCACTCACCCAAACGATATGGGTAATTATATTTATGCCCAAGCCTATATAACTGCAATTAATCAACTGGTTTAACCCCATTGTTGACATTTATAATTTAACAACTCCCGCTAAGTGTTTAATTATTAGCACCCAATACCTGTATCAATATAGGACTGAAAATCCTTGTGTCGCCGGTTCGATCCCGGCCCACACCACAAGACAGACAAGCCTTTCAGCGAATTCGTTGAAAGGCTTTTTCTTTGGTACAACATTTGTTGCTGCATTTTAAAATGGACATTTAAAACGGCTTCCGCACTATTTTAAAAGCGCTGTCCTATCTTATTTTTCTCCCAGGCCTCTTTCCATTTTTTGAATTCGGAAGGGGATATCCAATAACGGGCAAAATTTCCTTCATGTAAAGCAAGTAATTCTGTTTCAATATACGGCGATGACGAATGGGTGCATTTCTATTTTCGCTAACATAACGTCCCCGGAATTCCCATGTCATGCTGAAAGCATCAATAGTAACATCAATAGGAGTGGTTTTAAACCTACTCCTATTGATGCCACGGGTTATCTACACACGTCCTTTAGATTCCTATATCATAGAATACAAGAAGGTGTATATGAGCGAGAAAGTTTGAAAATGCAACCTAATGGATTCTTTATACCGAAAAAACAAGTTTCAGAAGACATTAAGCAGAAAAAACTACGCGATGAATTATTACCCTAATAAACATGGCTTAAAAAAACACGCACTGAAAGGTAATTTCAAAAATTTATAATAAGCCAGCATATTGCAACAATAAAAACAACTACACTTATATCGAATACATTAGCATTGGTCAATCTTAAAATACTTGAACTACAAAAGTTTAACACTCTTGTAATAAAAAAACAAAGGCGCTTTCTTTAACTGAAAGCGCCTTTGTTGAATTTCCGCATCGTTATGCTTATCGGATAATTTCAAATTTCCGGTTAAGCGCACCATGATCCGTATCAATCTTCAGCAGATAGCTTCCGGAGGACAAATGCGAAAGGTCTAAGTTATAATGACCATTATCTTGCACATTACGTTGAAAAAGAACCTTACCACTGAGATCATATACCGTCAGACTACGGATATGAAGTCGGCTCTTATTCTCCAGCTGCAATACGCCGGAACCCGGATTGGGGAATATTCTTAATTGCTGTGCTTCCAGATCCAAATCTGTAATACCGGTAGGCGGAACACTTTCCACCACGATCGTAAGATTAGTGGTATTGTCGCCACATTCATTACCTACGGTAAGTGTAACAATGTAATTACCATTGACGGTATAGGTATGATCCTGAGGATTCGTTCCCGGATTATCGCCGGTAGCATCGCCAAAGTTCCATATATAAGTGGACACGTTTTGTGGATTAACGGCAGTAGCACTTACATAACCGTCATCACCCTGAGTTACGTTGATCGCATCAACAGTTGCAGCCGGGATTACAGACACCTCTACCGGATCTGAGGAAGCGGAAGGACATCCTGTGGTACTTACGGAAACGGTATAACTTCCGCTTTGACTCACTGTAATGGATGAGGTAGTAGCCCCTGTGCTCCATATATTACCGGAGGTTGCGCTGGACGTCAGCGTTACGCTGCCTCCTTCACAGAATTCAGTACTGCCGGAAGCCGTTACAGTAGGTGCGGGTGGCACCAACGCACTGGCAGTTACGGTCATGGTATAAGGGCCTTCAGGATTGCCTTGGAAAGCACCCACAACCGGATAATAATAGGTACCGGGCAATACATTCTCAAATGTCAGAATATAGTTACCATCAGCGCAACTGGTCAACACGCCTTCTAAATAATCAATCATATCACAGGAAGTGTACAGATTCTCATAGAAAAGAGGAACGGGATCAGTTCCGCAAAGTGATAATTCCACGGTATAAGTACAGTTAGATGCATTGCCCGGGATTGTAAAGGCTTCCCACACTTCAGCTCCGGTCTCATTGCCATTCAACTGCGCACCTACGGTAGAGCCGGTGAAGGTTTGAGGAACATTTGCCTGTAGCGTAACCGGGCTTACATCGGCACAAATATCATTCGGCGGTGCACAAGTTTCTTCCAGAGTAAGATCTATGGAATAGCTTCCTTCCGGATTGAAATTCACACCATCGTCATAATAACCTAACACCGGCAGATAATAGGTTGTTCCCGGAGCAAGGCCGGAAAACACCATAGAGCTATTAGCTCCGGAGGTGCAGGGCTGCATAGGGCCGGGAGCAAGAAATAAGGCATCGACTCCGCAGGAATTAGCCAAGTTGCCGTAGAGTGTCAATGCCGTAGCGCTGTTACAATAAGATACATTTACACTATAGGTGCAATTAGATCCGGAAGGCGTAGTAAAGGCTTCCCATACAAAAGGATAATCTTCGCCAATATTCATGGTAG